AGATCGAATACCCGACAAAGCCAGATAAAAGACATCATTATCGCCAAATTCTACAACGGAGTCGGGAGCAATAGTTCCAGTGTTATTAAGAACTTGCATCTGTGCATTCTTAGTATCATCCGCATCGATAAACCAGATCTGCACCGCCTCTTCAGCAAGAACAGCAATATTATCAAAATAATTTGCGAGAGCTTTCAGATCCTCCGATCCTTTAGCGTTATTTGCTAGGTTAATGAACCCAGCTCCTACCGAACTATCGTTCCATTCGGCTGGATTATTCACTCCAGAATAATGGAGTAGACTATCCGACAAAGCATACATTTTTGTCTTAACTGGCCTGATAAAAGAACCAGGAGTATACCCATTAACAGTATTACTTGCCGCTCCTCCATCGAGAGAAGTCTGGGAAGTTGGACTAAATACACTCGTCACATTTCCAGTTTTTGTAACGACAACAGCTTTACTGTTATAACTTGTTCCAGACTCTTTTGCGATAATATTAACAAACGCTCCGACCGCTGTGGCTTCGTACTCGGGAGCTGAACCAAAATCATTTATGGCTGTTGCAATCCTTGAAGCTGTATCAGAGTGTGAGGTTTTCCATTCAACCTGAGATCCAATAATAGCAACACCATCGACTGTGATGTTTGTCACAGCGTTATCAATCCCTCCAGACATATTGGTTATACTACCGACTGTTGCTTGTTGCTGAACTTCTACGGCTAACACATATCCATTGTAAGTAATTCCGAAAGTAGGAGCAGTTATTGTTACTGTATTTGTGGAAGCTGAAGCTGTATATCCGCTGGTCGAGGTATAACCATTTATTGCATTTGCAATATTTGTAGCTGTCGTATTGTTGTTCCCTGTGTGAGCAACAGCACTAGAAATAAGATCGACATTATTCACTCGAATAACACGAATATTATCACCAGGATTTGAGGTTCCTCCAGTAACTTGAAACGATCCTGTGGCATTAGTTCCACCGAAAGTTCCGCCTGTTATTTCTATCTTTGCTCTGGCTCTTCCATCAAACCAATCGGTTATTCTTGTTCCATTATAGTAATGATAGATACGACCATCAGCAAACTGAGCCGCCGCATAAACTTGTCCATTAAAGAAATCAACAGATAGAACTTTTGTAAGCTCAACAGAGGGAGTTGGATGTTGCAAGCGAACATAATTAATATTTGCTGGAGTACCTGATGCAAAGGTTACAGCACTCGATGCCACACTTCCAAAAACGTAAATTTGACCTCCAGAAGCCGCTAACCCTTTTGTATTTGCTGGAAGGTCTGCCAGAGATACGAATGCTGGTCGTTTCTCAATCTCTCCACCTCTAGTAATATGGGCATTCTCGAGCGTAACCAAAGTACCAGGTGTACTGGTGACATTCATTCTTCGGTTATCTAAACCACCTCTGAAATCCTCTACAAGTATGTATGGCATATTAACTTCCTACATTTGGAAATGGCGATACAATTCCTGTGGTCTTATAAGTGCTTGGAGCTTCTCCTCCTGAGATAATAAATGTCTCGTTTTTACTCATTCTTGCCTTGAGCCGCATATAATGAGCTTGAGCTTGAGCTAACTTATTCTGAGCATCTGACTGTTTTTGACGAGCTGAAACTTCAGCCGCCGCAAATAAAACTATAAGCTGGTCATCAAGATCGGCTGTGTCTGCTTCGGAAACAAAAGCACTCAGGTTCTTAATGCCATGAATACGAACCACATCCGCCAAAGTAGTAGCATTAGAATTGTTAGCTGGGATAGGCCATATCTCTATTTGACCAGTACCATACGCATCATATTTTTGAGTTGGTGATGATCTATCGCCAGCATCAGAATCGTGGCTATTGTATTCAGCACCAGCTATTCCATAATGCAGTTTTGTCCACTGAGAACCATGCTTAACTTCAACCCTTGTAATTCGTTCAAAAGTTAAGTCGTCTGGAATATCGTAATATCTTTGCCCAGCCGCTATTGTTAGATCTTTTGTAATCTTCAAAAAAGGCCAGTTATAATCTTCCCATAGCCTTTTCTGTGTTCTTTGAAGTAAATTGATTAAAGGATCTCGAGAGGCTTTTCCCAGACTTACTTGTAAAGAATGACCAATCTCAGATCTGAGATCAGTCAGCAAATTACCTAAAGAAACACCTCTCGCCATCTCATTTTATCCTTCTACATAAGCCTCATTAACATCTGGTGTTGACGGATCATCTGGAATAAAATGACCGGCACTATCCCTTGCTCGTTTCTTAGTTGCTTTCTTTTTTGAACTTTTTTCTGCTGCATTTTTTCTGTTTGTTTTCCACACAGGATCAAGGAGTTCATCTCCTATCTTTGCCTCAACAAGTGTTTTTGGCAGATCATTAAAATTTCCAAATAAAGCATTTACAACGTCATCTTTATACATAACTCCAAGTTCATCTCGGATACCTTCATCCGTTCTTTTCTCTTGACCAGTTATAATAATATTAGTGATCGCATCTCCACCATGAATGGATTGCAATAAAAGTATTTCTGGAACTGTAACGATAGGTTTGGGAACTGTCTGTCGGACATCCCCTCCTAAAGCTACAACACAGGAACATATATCATACATTTAAGACCTCCTTATTAATGTCAAAATTAGTATCCTCTTCCGCCCTTTTTTGGTTTCTTCTTTGGCATAATTGCCTCCTTAAATTAGAGGTGCGGAATATCGGGGAAGATAATTTCCGCACCTCGTTCTTCTGAAATCGCACAGGCTATGCGATTTCGTACACTCCATGACAGTTTAACTGCAATGCGGCTAAACTAGCTGTGGTAGTGATTGCTCGATACATAACGTACTGAGTAGCTGGACGAGCTGGCGAATGCCGTTTCATCTTCTCTCCTGTCATGTAATACATACAAAGTTTGCTACTATCGATAATGTAACATCTTTTGTCTGGGTTCTTGCCAGAAACAGTTAGATCGTCCAATGCTGGATCATACATAAATGTTAATCCATTATAGGTAATCTCACCCATCGCAATGTTATTGGTTTTAGCATAACCAGTTTGGGTGTAGTTTCCGTTTCTCCTTAACTCGTCTGCAAGACGATCCAAGAATAGAGATCCACAAACAGCAATATCTGGCTTACCACCATAACGCTTGAGCTGACGCATCTCGCTATGTAGAGTTTCAATTAACTCCTGACCAGTTGCCGATGTAGTAATCGCAACATTGGCTCGGTTTCTCCACCATGTATTTGACACAGTTGAAAAGCCACCAACAGTTGTTCCAGAAGCGGCTGGGTTATCTACAATAATGGATCTGATACCAGCAAGAGCTTTCGCATCTCCAGTTCCGTCACCATAAAGTAGAGTATTCATTCCAATAGAATACCCCTCCATCATGTCATCCAGCTTATCCTCAAGTAGATTGACCAAAACAGTCTGATCTCTACCAGAATTGTTGGAAGTTCCTGATGAAGTGGTCGTATCGGAAACTGTGATACCATCATGCTTCAATTCGGTTAGTGTTAGTGAAATACCAGAGTGGTGTTCCTTCCAAGGATATGCCGCTCGTTTGATATTCGCTGGATTCGCATAACTAACTGTATCGTTATGTGTATAGCCAGCAACTCCAGTAGTATAAGCACCTTTGATTGCTACTGAAAGTTCTCCTTTACCACCAGGAAATGATTTCGCCTTGCTGTCCATTTTTTGAAGCAAAGGCTTGTCCTGAAGGGTCTGGGAGTAGACATTTGGGCGATCGATATAATAATCCAACGCCGCATTCGCTATGTTAGCGAGTTCTGCCGATGAAAAAGCCATCGTTCTTCTCCTTTAATTTTTAAGCCGCTCCGTTCTGCAAAGCCATAGCTACAGCTTCCTGTAGGTTTTTAGGCTCGGCTTGGGGAGTTCCACTTAATTTTCCTCCAGATGCCGTTTTAATCGGTCGTTTGGTTGATCTTGAAGAATGCCTTTGATTAACTTCTTCATAGGCTTTGTTAGCTATTGCTAACGCTTCCGTTGATGATTTTGGCACTCCACTTTCTGCAACCATAACTTTTACTCGGTCATCTATTTCTGCACTTTTGAGGCTATAATCAGGATCAGATTGCTTGGTTTTTTGTTCCCACTCCGACACGACAGAAGCAATACTTCCTCTCTCGGCTTTAATTTGATTTGCCACTTGCTGTTGTTCTAAAGCCTCAAGTCTCTTTTGATTTTGAGTAGCTTGTGCTTTTGCTTGCGACAATTCTCTAGCCGCATCTTCGTCTAAGTAACCTTCATTAACCTTTTTCTGGATGTCCTCTGGCATAGTAACACCTGATGAAACCCCCAAATCTTTTACATACGGATTAATCGCCTCTAATGCGGCTTTTGGATCACTTTTCATTAGAGCCATGATCTTAAAACCTTCAGCGGCCTCTTCAGCAGAGATATTATTAGACTCCAGAAATCCTGTTATCTTCTGATACTCTGTCGAATCCGATTTGTATTTGTTACGCTGGTCAATGACCTCCTTAAATCTAGGATGCTTGTGGAATGGAACA